TATAGTCAAGTCTGTACCAGCAGTACTAGTAATTGCGTTACCATTAATATTGATGTTGTCTATTTGAAGTGCAGTAAGAGTTCCTACTGAAGTGATATTTGTTTGAGCTGCACCAGTAACAGTTGCAGCTGTACCAGATGTATTACCAGTGACGTTACCAGTTAATGTACCAACAAATCCAGTAGCAGTTATTTTACCTGTGCTTGGGTTGTATGTTAATGTTCCATCTGATTCTAGTCCAAGATTGCCACCATCAACATCTCCACCAGCAGTAAAGATAATAGCATTACTTTCATTTGTAGATTCGTTGTCTGTGATGGTAACCGTTGTTGCGAGTGTGGCTAGTGCAACTGCAATATTGGCACTACCATCAAATGAAGTTCCACCAATGGTTCTGGCAGTTTCAAGTGCTGTAGCAGTTGCAGCGTTTCCAGTTGTGTCCTGATTGAGTGTGCCAATAACGAAATCTAATGTGTTATCCGAATCGTCATATGTTACTGTGATATTTGTTTCTGTGTTGGAACTAACCATTGCTCCAACTGTATCAGAAATAGTTTCTGACAGTGAAACGCCATCAATCGTTAGTGCATCGGTTTCCAAGGTTCCATCAACGTCAACATTACCTGATATATCTAATGATGCAGCAGTGACTATGCCTGTTGTTGTTAGATTTTCATTACCAAAATTAATCGCACCAGAACTATCTGTAATAGAACCAGCAGCTAATGCAAGAGTTCCTGCATTAAAAGTGGTTCCCGTTAAAGTCGTGATAGTCGCAGATGATTGTGTTCCACCAACTACTCCTGTAATTGTTGGAGCAGTTAAAGTCACCACTGTTGCAGTTGCACTAATGCCGGTAGACAAAGACGATGCATCTCCAATTAGAGTATAAATCTCTAAGAAGTTATCGTTAACTTTATCTGCGGCTGCCCGTAGGGTATCCCCTGTTCCGTCATTTGCAGCACTACCTAATCCAAGTAATTGCTTTGCCATTTAATTTACATTCTCCTACTTCTATTTATAATCATGTAGGGTCACCAAATGGATTAGATTCCGTAAAGTCTAGAACTGTATCATCTAATGTATCAAATAACTCATTCTGTGCAGTCTTGTCAACAGAGTAATCTCCAACTTTAAAAGCTTCTTGTAGTAAGTAACTAGTGTCACCACTATCTGCTGCATTTTCAAGCATAATACTTTCTCCCCAAGACGATGGGTCTACACTCTGTATTGTACTGTCGGTAGTAACATTATTTATATCAAGGGTGAAATAAACATTATCTAGTGTAAATGGTTCACCAATTACACTTTCTTGTTCTAAAGTAAACTGATATTGAGAGCTCTCAATACTCAATGCATCCTCAATCGCATCAATCTCAGCAATACCAGTATCAAGAGCTTCTGAACCGTAATCGAACAGACGGCACCGCATCTTGTAAACTGGATTATTGTCTAACTGATGAAAAGGATCATCATGATCTACAAAGTTAATCTCAAACATTTTTTTAAGTATTGGATGATAAATTGCATCACCCTCAAAAGGACGGTCTGCATCAGTTGCATCAGTTTCATTTAGAATATAAAATATCTCGCCCTCTAGTTTAGATGTCGAGAGTGTACCAGACTCCAATTGAATAGAACCAGATGATGTTGAATCTGTTGCTGCTTCAATCTGTAATTGTTTTGTCTTCTCTTGGAACCGTGTTTTACTTACAACGAAGGTTGCTTCACTTAGGTTCTGCAAACCAAACTGAGACATCAGTTCTTGTTCTCCAGCATATCCGCCACCAGAGTCTTCCATATACATTTCTATAAGAGATTGGGTGTTGAACTTGGACAGAGAGTCTTCACCAAGAACAGTGTCCTCTGCAACAAGTGTGCGGTCAAGATAATATACATCATGGCCATGAATTTGAATTGCTTCTACAACCAAGTTGGCGTATAGTGATTGTTCAGTTGCAGATATTTGACCTGTAGTCATCAGTTTACACTCCCTGCATCACCAAATGGATTTTTCTCACTGAAGTCCAGTACTGTATCATCTAATGTATCAAACAATTCGTTTTGTGCGGTCTTGTCATTCACATAATCACCAATATAATAGTCTTCCTGTATGATGTACTCATCAGCACCTGTTTCAAGTAGGATACTCTCGCCACCAAGTGTAGTTTCATCTTCACCGATAATGTTATCACTATCTGTCTCATCCAACAGTAGACCACTTTCACTAATATTATGATCAATCCTGATCTCTTGATTAATGGTAGTTCCTGTTGCCTGTTCAAGTGTCAGTTGATAATCAGAACTTGCAGTTGAAAGAGCAGTTTCAATCGCATCAATCGCAGCGATACCTGTATCAAGAGCTTCTGAACCATAATCGAACAGACGACAGCGCATCTTGTAAACTGGGTTAGTGTCCAACTGGTGGAAAGGATCATCGTGATCCACAAAGTTAATCTCAAATAATTTCTTGAGTGTTGGGTGATAAATCGCATCACCCTCAAAAGGACGGTCTGCATCAGTTGCAGCAGTTTCATTTAGAATATAAGATATTTGACTGTCAGATACCGTACCGGATTCCAATTGGATAGAACCAGATGATGTTGAGTCTGTTGCCGTTTCTATTTGTAATTGTTTTGTTTTTTCTTGAAACTTTGTCTTACTTACAACGAAGGTTGCTTCACTAAGGTTCTGCAAACCAAACTGGGACATAAGTTCTTGCTGTCCGGCAAAACCACCACCAGAGTCTTCCATATACATTTCAATGGAAGCTTGTGTATTAAATTTAGATAATGAATCTTCACCAAGAACTGTATCTTCTGCAACTAGTGTGCGGTCAAGATAATACACAGAGTGTCCTCTATGATGAATAGCTTCTGAAACTAAATCAGCATATAAAGATTGTTCAGTTGCAATTGCAGCTACACCACTTGTATGAAAATGTTTATTAACCGCCATTAATTATCCTATCATATAATTAACAGGTAACTCAAAGGTAAGTTGAATTTGTTCTTCCAACTTATTAATCTCTTCCTGTGCCTGTGAATAGATAGCCTCGCCATTCATAGTGACACCACCAAGCATAGCAACACCACTGAACTTGGATAGGTTTGCACCCCACTGTTGTTTAATCAAAGCGGTAGCATATCTCTTGAGGAAGATATCATCATAGATATCTGTGTATGTTGTTGGGTCTATTTTACGATAACATTCTATAATGATGTAGTCTACATCAGCAACAAAGTCATTCGTCCAATCTCCGTCAATGTAAAGACGATTCTGGTGTTGGTTAAATCTAATTGGTGTTTCTCCAACGAGAATGTGTTCTAGAAGGTCTAGGTTATCCATCGCCATCTGATACTGAATGACAGAGGTAGAGGACAGGTCATACAGGTCATTAAGGCGCAACTGATAACGAATGTCAAACATGTTACTACCGCCACCCGTACCCGTGAATGGCCAGACCTGTATTACAGACACGACAGCAGAAGGCATTGGAATATAATTATTGCCCTCTAGGAAACTTCCTGTAACAGAACTATCTACGGTATCTGCCGAAGTAGTGGTTGTATTTGCAATCCCACGAGCGACATCAGCAGTTGTAATTAAATGTTTAAGATACATCTTCTCAATACCATCATAATGATACTGGGCAAAGTATTGAAGCGCTTCATCAATACGGTCATCCGCCTGATCATCTGATATGTTAATATCGATGACCCCAGAACCCAATGCTCTCAGGCAATAATCTTTGAATGTTGATTTACTTGTGGGTATGGCCATGAAGATATCCTTTTTTATATATTTATAAGAGTTCGTTTATTGCGATGCAGTTTGGACCAAACTCTACACCCTCATCTATCCACCCCCCAATCTTATGAAACCCCACACTTTCATATGCGGGTAATGCAGATTTACGAGGCATAGTCCAGATAATTGGACAATTTTCTTTCTTTGCAGTCGATATAGTTAGTTTAAGAAGCATATTTGATACCCCCATACCCCTATGTTCTGGACTTACATACAACCCTCTGGACCTGTAAAGGTCATCGTTTGTTTTAAACCCACTGTTAACACCAATAAGTTTACCCTCTGACCTTGCAGCCCAGAAGGTGGGTTCATACTTCCATATTCTCTCTTTCTGTTTAGTAATAGAAATGTTGCCATATTCCCCCCACAATCTCGCATCCCAAGATAGAGAACTTCTTGACTCTATTTTACTCACCCTATTAGTCCACAGACCTTCGTTCCAAAGGTCATATATTTCTTCAAAGGTAGTCTCAAAATATTCATAAGAATACATATACTATATATAAGATGAATGAAAACAGAATGAATATCGTTGCAATTCGTATTGGTGATAAGTACGGGCCAGAGTATGAGATATACCTAGAAGAAAGACTTCCAGAGTATAACTTTATCTGGATTCATGAACCATACCACCCGTCTGTCACTTTGCAGTGGAATAAGATGTGGGGTATGCAGATGGACACTGATGAACCTATCTGTGTGATGGACATTGACATTTTGTTGGTTAATGATTATAAAAAGGTCTTTGATTATCCTATCAAGCCGGGACAGTTTCTTGCAATGCCGGGATGGTGGAGAAATGATTCCGACACTTATGAGATTAATGGTGGGTTCTTTAAATACTACCCAAAGGAATGCAAATATATCTATGACAAGTTCATGGAAGACATTCATCATTGGCAACAATTCTATATTAAGAATGGACAGACTAGTGGGCCTGTTAATGGTGAACAATACTTTGTAGAGGATAGCGTGAATGAAAGATTAGAATTGATTACACTACCTAAAGAATGGTTTACAAGATGGGTTGCTGATGATAAAGTAATTGATTTTAAAAATAACAGAACTTGGCAATACAAAATGACTGAACGATATGAGAAGGCAACTGGTAATGATTGGATATATATGGGTGGAGAGTTTCATCCTGATATAAAGTTTGTGCATTTTACAAACCATAGAAACAAACCACATGAATGGAGTGATTATGAAAATTTTAATAATGGGTCTGCCCGGCTCAGGTAAAACATGGCTAGGCAAAAGATTAGGAGAACGCTTTAGTATACCACATTGGGACGCTGATGATATCAGAAGGATATATAATGATTGGGACTTCTCACCAATTGGAAGAGAGCGTCAGTCTTTGCGTATGCGTAGGGTTGCAGAAATTGACCACATAAGTATTGCTGTATTTGTCTGCCCTTTGCCGAGATTGATCCGACATTTTAAACCTGACAAACTCATATGGATGGATACCATAAAAGAAGGTAGATATGAAGACACCAACAAGTTGTTTATAGAACCAATCAACCCCGATTTGAGGATTAGAAAATGGATAGACGAAAACCAACTGTACAAATGCTTGGAAGATTTCAACCTTGGCACAAAGGACACCGTGAACTTTTCAAACGAGCTCATGGAAAGACTGGCCAAGTTGCAATAATGGTAAGAGATACAGGAGAGGAGTGGTTTGATCAATCAAACCTCATTGATGATCTTAAAAATCATGGATACGAGTATGATAAAGACTATATCGTTATGACTGTTCCAAATATTGTGAACATTACATATGGTCGAGATGTTGGTTATAAGATTGAACAAGAACATCTAGGCGAAGAGGTTGAAAAGATTTCTGCAACAGAGATACGAAGTCAAATTTCAAATTACTTTGATCATATATAATTCTATGAGAATCGGTTTAGTCTCCACATCAAGAAGTGGTTCTACCTACTTTCGTAGATATCTTTGTAATACATATAATCTTATGGATTCGGGTTCATGGCTAAAAACAAATCCCTATTCAGACATTGAGAAAACAGAATTTATCTTTGGACCTCATGTGTTAAAAGTTCTGCTTCATTACATCCCTAAACCAGATAGAGAGAATGTTCTTAATGACTTTCCTAAAATATGGTTGTACAGGGATGATGAAGAAAGACAATTTTTAAGTCATGTTACACGTTTGAGAACAAATATACACCATGTATATAAAAAAGAAGAGCGGCCAGAAGTAGAGGACAATTCTTTAGTCGCAAC